GTCTTCCTTGATCTAATACAGTTTCAGGATAATTTTTATCAGTAACAGCATAACCTGATGGAACACCTTTGCTTCCTGGGTATCTTCCAGCGCCATATAATGAAGCTAATGAATGAGGTGTACCATAAGCTTCACCAGATTCAGCAGGATCATTTCCTTCTGTTTCAATTTGGTTTTCTCTAAATCTTCGTTTTTGATCTTCAATAATTAAATCTCTATACTCTTGATATTGATCTTCACTAAAGTGGAAAATATTATCATAAATCCAATCAGTAGGCATTAATTTTTGTTCTATCATATTTCCAGCTAATTCTACTTTTTCCTTCATTAATGCTATTCTTTCTTGATCATATATAATAGATGGAGTAGTTAATGAAAGTTCAAAATTAGTTAATGAACCACCATCATACCCTTGTGCATATAAGTGTACTAATGCTATTTTTGTTAATTCAGATAACATTATTTTCTGTATACGTTCTACTGTACGAGCAAATCTAATATCTTCAGCAGCTAATGTTGCTTTACCTTCTACATCACCTTCATATCCTAAATAAGCTTTTGGAACTTTTAAAGCAGCAAATAATTTATCTCTTAAATATGTTACATCTTCAATTGCAGCATAATCTAAACCTTTTGTTGTTTCAATTCTTGTTGTTGCATCTCCACCTCTAACTGGGATATAGAAATCCTCTAAGATGTTTTGCATATTGAATTTTAAATTATATTCACCTGTTTGTGGATCAACATAAGGTGTTTTTTTCATTTTATTAATCATTCTTTGCATGTATCCTTCTACTTCAGCAGGTGGTATATTACCAACATTTACAAAGAATGTTCTTTTTTCTGGGGCTCTAACTATTCTATGAATCAACATTGCATCTTCCATTAATGTCATTTGTTTCCATATTTTACGAGCTGGTTCTAGATATGATCTACCATAAGGTAAATAATTGAAGTCTGATAATAATCTAAAATGAGCCATTTCATAATTATCAAATATAACTTCATCACCAGTATTAATACCCATACCAGGAGATAAAACTTGGAAACCTAATGGGTTTTCAGAAACTGAATAACTTGGATCATATTTAAATTTTACGTCAGCTGGATTGGCTGGATCTGATCCTTCTACTCTTATTATTGTATATGAAGAAAATGGAACGACATTATATACACCAAATTTTTCAGAAATTTCTAATTTTAAATAAAAATCTCCATATTTTAACATATTTCTAGTCCATGACCATAAATTAAATTCAATATTTAATACATCATAGAATAGATTATATAATATTTTTTGTATTGTTTCATCAGCAGAACGAATTTGTAATGTTTCATTCATGTCATTTCTTAATGTAGCTTCATCAGAAACAATGTCTAATGTAGAAGCTACTATAGAATCAGTATCCATAGCTTCATAATCGGTATATAATTGAATTCTAGTTGATGGATAATTGACTTGCATCATCATGTTATAATTCAAGCCACCTGTAGTACTGTATAATTTATTGAATCTGTCGTATAATGAATTTGTTTGTAATTGTCCTAATGATTGTATTTGTTCAGAATCTATTACTTTTAACTGGTTTCCCCCTACGTTTCTAACTACTACGTCGGTAGAGAATAATCTTCTTAATCTACTAAATAATGATGTATCTGCCATTTTATGTATATATGATAAATATTAATTACCCCAATAACCAAGAAATATCCTCTTTGTCACCATGTGGATTTTCCATTTCATAAGGGTTTTTTAACTGGTTATTTCCTGAGTATATATTTGGTGCGAGATGGGTTGTGGAATGTATTCCTCCTAATGCTGCTCGTGCCATATCTATACCTTGTTGTTGGAAATGTAAAGCTGTATCTCTTAAAAATACTCCTATACCAAATGCCATAGTTAAATCATCGTTATAACCGGGCAATGCTTGTGCTTTTCCATTTTTCCAAACAAATGTTCTTAATTCTTCTAACAGCCGTTTTGAACGAACTGTCACTGATTTCTCGTGAAGGTACGAAACCATTTTGGAGATGACAAGTGGTCTTGTCCTCATTGATGTAGTAAAGCCAGGAACCATACCTTGTCCATTTTCATATTTGTGTAAATATTGGTCAGCATTGGACATTGCTACATCCATTTTTGGAGAATAATATAAATTACGATATCCCCTATCTATTAATTGTTGTATTACTGCCCATCCAATATTGGCGTTTTCTACCACTAATAATGCATCATTATATTCAGTAGCTATAGAAAATAATACATTTCCATAATCTTTTGTACCAATTTGGGCTTTAAATTCAGCTACTTGTGTTGCTGTTTCTATATCTAATACATGAAATGCAGAAAAATCATTTCCATCTCCACGTGCAACATCAGCCACTACTACATATGATTTTGAATAATCAGGTATTTCCCAAACCCATAAACTTCCATCTGCCCCTCTACGTTCAACGGGTTCTTGAAGAAATGTACTTTCATAAAAATTTAATACATCAGGTTCTACAACAGTATCCCCTGAGGTGCTAAAGTCACAGTCACATTCTTGTGCTGCCATTCTATTACCTAATATAACATCTTGTTCATCTCTCCAATCCTGGTTTCGTTCTGGGTGAACCGACCAAGGTAATCTAATTGGTAAAAATGTATTTTCTCTTGCTTCTGCTTTAGCCCAAGTAGAATGAAACCAATTACCTGTACCATAAGGTGTAGATAAAGCTATACATCTACCTCCAGTTGCTAGTGTTTGTTGTGAAGAAGCAAATATCTCATCAATTCCATCTATAAAAGCAGCCTCATCTATTAATAGTAAAGATACTGCTTCTGATCTACCGGCATCTGAACTTGCTGAAGTTGCTTTAATTTGAGATCCATTTGCTAATCGTAATGATAATTTATTATGTTCAACTGTTCTAATTCGTAACCATTTTGGTAATTGATCATAAGCAAATCTTACTTTAGTTACCATGTTTTTAGCTGTTTCTTGTTTTGTAGCTATACAAAGTATATTTTTATCTTTTTGAAATAACATCATCCATAATGAATAAGCAGAACATAAAGTAGATAAACCTAATTGCCTAGATTTATTAACAATAAGATATTCTTCATCAGTAAAATGTTGTAATACTTTTTCTTGGAATGGATATAAGTTAAATTTGATTCTACCCTTTTTAGGGTTTTGAATCATATAATATTTTTTCATAAAATATACTGGATCTTTAGCACATTTTATAAATTCAGATTTTATTATGGATTTTAAATTTTCAGCCATATTATTTTAATATAAGTACGGCGGCCCCAGCTAATAGAATACCTGCTCCTCCCATAAGTTTGGTTTTAGCTTTTTGTTTTTTAAGATCTGTTTGAAGTTTTTTAGATAATTCTTGTGATAAATCTAATTGGTTTTGTTTTGATGATAAAATAGTTTCAAAATTATCATTTTTAGATGTTAAACTTAAAATGATACTATCCTTTAAAATTATTTTTTGGTTTAATAATTGAATTTTATTATCAGTTAAAAATAATTCTTCTTTAAAACCATCTCCTAAAATAAGGTCTTTAATAACGAATTTTACTACTGTCTTTTCTAATTGAATCGAGTTGTTGCTTGTAGCGGTCTGTGAAAAACAATTCCAACTCATCATCATTAAGAAAATCAACATTAATGATTTTTTCATTTACTTTCTTTTTAAGTCCTATAATTTTTGTATCCTGTAAATCTAATTCTTTATCTAAAGAAGATATCTGATCATTTAAACCCTCAATTTTAATGTTTAAAGTCGAATTAATTCCGTGTAAAGAATCGATTTTATTTTCTAAATCATTAATTTGAGTATTATAATCATCGACATAATCTTCATCTCCTCCAAATAAAATATATCCTAATATGGAAGCCAAAAAAATAAGACTAATTATATATAATATTCTTTCTTTAGATTTTAACACCTTTTAATTTTTCGTATGCTTTTTTAGCAGCCTGGAATTCAGGAGTTAATTTTTTTAATTCCTCTTTGGCGGCATCTTTATAATCAGGGTTGTGAAGATTTTTATATTGCTCTAGATAAAATTTCATTTTATCTTGAACATCTTTATATCTTTTTATAACCTTATCTTGTTTAGTTAGCTTCTTATCTAATTTTTTATCTCCTACAGGTGCTTTTTCTGCGGTTTCATCATCAATATCTTCTCTAAAACTCATCTGTTCATTAATAGTTCTAGCAGCTATTCTATCTATATGATTAGCTAAATAATCATGTTCATCTCTCATACCAATTGTATCAGAAAGTTTATAAATATCACTTTCTATTTTCTCAGCATTCATTAAATGTTGCCTATCTACTTCACCAAAAGCAATAGCTTCTTTTTCTAATTTAAATAATTCATCATGTAAACGAGCTAATGTTTTAGTAATAACCTCTTCTTTATCAGAAATAGGACCATCTGAATAATGCCCGGCCATTATATCCTTGTAAAGAGTTTGAGCACCAGGACAGATATCAAAATGTTGTGTTTCATAACCATAAACATTCAATTCACCTTTCCCTTCTCTAAAAGAATCTTCGTAAAGAATAGTATTTCTCCACTCAGTTAAGTTAAAAGTATCTTTAGTATTCATAATTATTATTTATTATAAATATTTAAGATTTTGTTGCCTCTAATATTTGTTCAATTCGTTCTGAGGTACTTCCTTTTAATACGTCTATATTTTTACATCTATGACCATAAGTGTTTAACATTTTTCTAACAGCATCATCTATTGTATTTCTATATTCTAAATCAGTTTCCCTAACTCCATTAT